AGTCGTTGGATCACAAGGACAAGTCGTTCTTAATCCACTTTATTCAGCAATGTTGAAAGTTGATGCTGAGATAAGACAACTTGAAGACAGATTGGGAATGGATCCAAAGTCCAGAGTATCTTTAGGGATTCAAATTGGACAAATGAAGAAAACTCTTGCTGATCTTAATGCAGATCTGGAAGAAGAATAGTGAAAACTCTTGGGAATAGAGTTATCAAGTTTATAGAGAAATATTGTGTTCACTCAGCTGGTGATTATCTTGGTCAGCCATTCATATTGAGAGATTGGCAGAAAGAAATCATCAGAGAACTCTTTGAAGTTAGAGATGATGGATCATTCAAACATCATACAGCTTATATATCTCTGCCAAAAGGAAATGGCAAAACAGAACTTGCTGGAGCTTTAGCTGTTTATGGATTATTAGGATCTGGAAATCCAGCTCCATTGATCCCAGTAGTTGCTTCAAGTTATGATCAAGCTGATCTTGTCTTTGGATCTGCCAAAGCAATGATCTCAAATGGTGAACTGAGACACTTTGTTGATCTACAAGATCGAAAGATCGTTGTGAAAGACAATCCAACAGCTCACATCTTGAGAGTTCCTTGCATAGCTGGTGGAAATGATGGACTTAGACCATCTCCATTTGCAGTGTTTGATGAGATCCACGAAATGACTGGCAAGAAAGAGAAAGCTCATCTTGTGATCCAGAATGGATTAAGGAAAAGAGCAAACACGATTGGAATTAACATCACAACTGCTGGTGTTGAGAACAGTCTTGCTTATAGATTATACAAATATGGAAAGAGCATTGAAGCTGGAGAGATTGAGGATGGAGGGTTTTATTTTAAATGCTATGAAGCTGATCCAGAACTCGACATTCACGACTTCGATCAAAGACAACAAGCTCTTGAACAAAGCAATCCAGCTCTTGATGATTGGATTGATCGTGAACAGCTTGAAAGAGCTTTCCAACAAATACCAGAAAATGAGTTCAGAAGATATTTTCTGAATCAATGGACAACTACAGCTGAGAGATGGCTTCCAGCTGGAACTTGGGAGGAATGTGTCGAAGAAAAGAAGATCGAAAAGGGATCAAAAATTATATTGGCATTTGATGGATCATATTCCAGAGACTCAACAGCGTTGGTCGGAATTTCGATGGAAGAAAGACCACACATCGAAGTCTTGGGACACTGGGAAAGACCATTATCAGAAAACAATCTTTGGAAAGTTCCTAGATCAGAAGTTCTCGGAAGAATAGGACAAATTTTTCAAGAATATGAAGTTGTTCAGTTTGTTGTTGATCCTATGGGATGGCATCAAGAACTGGATGAACTAGAAGACAAATATGGATCAGAGATGATTCTTTATTTCGAGGGAAACTATCGAAAGAAAATGGCTGAAGCGTGTTCAAGGTTTTATTCAGCTGTTATGGAAAAGGGATTATCTCACGATGGTGATTTCAATCTCTTCCAACACTTGATCAACTGTGTTCCAAAAGAAACTCCTCAAGGGACTCTGGTCACAAAGATCAACAAAGCATCTGCGAGAAAGATCGACTTGGCAATTGCTTCAATTATGGCATTTGATAGATGGTCGGATCTGATCAGACCAGAAGAAATTCCAGATCAGAAGTCTCCAGAATTTATAAGTTTATAGGACAGATAATGATTAATAATTTAATAATTTTCAGCGTGGGATTCATCAGTGTGTGTGTCTCAGCATTTATCTTCTCATTGGAAGTTGGACTCTTAGTTGTGGGATTAGGATTGATGACCATCTCACTGCTGTTCGACTTTGAAAAACTATGAGATTAATAGATTTATTTAATAACAGAATAAATATTGAAAGAAGAGACTTAGATGCTTCTCTTTTCAATTTAGGTCTTGATGAAAGAGGAAAGACTGCATCTGGAGAAGTTGTTGATCCAGCTTCAGCAATCCAGAGTTCAACAGTTTATTCTTGTGTGTCACTGATTGCAGACTCTATTGCAACAATGCCAGTGAAGACATTTAGAAAAACTCAAGATCATAGAGAACAAACAACTCCCCCAATTTTTCTTGATGCTGTGAATGGAATGCCAAATCCAGAGACAGACATCTTCACTTGGATGCACAGAACAATCAATTCACTTTGTCTTTATGGCAATTCATATTGGTTAATAACTGAAAGAGATCGAAATGGTTTTCCATCACAGATCTATAACTTGCATCCAGATGATGTGAAGATTGAAAGAAAAAATGGGAAATTGATTTATGTCTTTAATGGCAAAGAAAATTTCTCAAGATATACAGTGTTTAATCCAGCTGGTGAAATTGTTCACATTAAGAACTTTGAACAAGGATCAGATTATGGATTGTCTCCAATTGAAGCTGGTCGAGAAGCAATAGGAATTGCTCTTGCACAAGATGACTTTGCTGGAAGATTCTTTTCCAATGGAGCTGTGCTTTCTGGTGTGATCGAAATGGACTCAAGTCCAACAGAAGAATCACTTCAGATCTTAAAGCAGAGCTTTGAAAGAAAACATCAAGGCACAAAGAAAGCTCATAGAATTGGAATTCTCACTGAGGGAGCACATTGGAAGCCATTGGCTCTAAACCACGAACAAATGCAATTTCTTGGATCTAGGAAATACACGAAATCAGAGATCTGTGGACTCTTTAGAGTTCCAGCATATTTAATCGGAGATCTATCTGAGACAACAAAACTTGGATCAAGTATTGAAGAGCAGAATCGAATCTTTTATGAATTGACTCTTCTCCCATATATCAACAGAGTTGAAACTGCATTGGCAATGATGCTTCCAAGAAATCAATTTGCAAGAATTGATGTCTCTGGACTACTTCGAGCAAATATCAAAGCTCGTTATGAAGCATATAATCTTGGCAGAAATGCTGGATTCTTATCTGTTAATGAGATCAGAGCAAAAGAAGATCTTGCTCCAGTTGATGCAGAGATCGGAGATACATATCTCCAGAACTTGAATCAATTATCAGTTCAAGATCAAGAAGATGACCAAATAAGTTAAAAGATGAAATCTCGGAAGAGATTAAAATGGTTAAACAATTCTGGGATCTTCGTGATCCAGAAAAAATAACAGAGTCACAAACAAGATCAATGCTTGGTGACTTTGGATCGGTGTCCAAACGATTTCAAGACAACACAAAACAGCAAGACTATGGAGCTGAGTGTTTTGAATTCGATATGGAGACAAATGGAATCAAGAAAGTATCTGCTGACTGGAACTGGATGCAATTTGAAGATTGCTCTGGAGCTTTTCAACAGATAGGAGCAGATCCATTCAACTTCCCCATTCCAAATGTTGTTGCATTTATGTGGAATGTTGATTTCTTTAATCCAGACTACTTTGTTTGTTATTGGACACAGAATGATAAGAATTCTCCATTCTTAAAAAATAAGTTTGTTGAAGTCAAAGGATCTAGTTCGATCAAGAATGAAGATCTTAGAAAATATCAATTATTTCAAAAGAGAATTGATAAACACAACGAACAAGTGAAGCTCTATGCAAAGCCACAGTTCAGAAATAGATGTTTATTAGAATTTGAGATCTTTATCTATCCAAATGCTTATGGTGATGGAACTTATAAAACTCAAGAACTAGGACAGATCTGGACTCCAACATTGGATCACATAGAACAACGAAAGATCTACACAGTTGAAGAGCTCACTGAAAAATTCTATGGATCTGATAGAAGTTATGACATAAAGTCACGACACATCTTTGATCCAAAGAAAGTGAAACAGATCAATCCAAATTCAACTTGGTCTGATCGACTATTTAAAAAATATATATAAGGAACTTTAATGGCATATATTGATCTTGATCTATTTGATTCAAAAGATGATGCTTTAAACAAAGCAAAAGAAATTGGATGCTTTATTGATGAAGATTCATTCCATATTTCTGACTATAAGGGAAAGCAATTCTTTATGCCTTGCTCAACTCATCAAGAATATATTGAGATAACAGAATATATGTTGGAAGAGACTGATCCAGTTGGTGAAGAATATAGTTCTCAAACTAGATCAGAACATATTGAAGTTCCAGATTATGTCAGAGCAAATGCTCAAAGAGGTTTAGATAATTTAGATCGTGCTGGTGATGGGCTTGTTGATAAAACAATTTCAGAAGCTCGTGCAATGGCAAATGGATCAATAACAGAGGATAAACTTAGAAGACTCAGTGCGTGGATTAAGAGACATCGTGGTGATCTTCAATCTGAACAAGTGAAAGATGGAGAGATCTCTGCTGGTGTCGTTGCACATTGGCTTTGGGGATCTGGATCAGCAGAAATATCTGTTGGATCAATGCTCGATGGAGCTGATCGAACTATTGCTTGGGCAGATCGTGAAATTAGCAAATTAGATGATGGAGAAAGAACATTGGAAAAGATAAACGAAAAAATCTTCAGTTCTGAGCCAAAACAAGTCAGACCAACTCCCACTCACGATGTGAGATATATTGTCAATGAATTTGAAGCAAGAGCTCTTGATGGATCAAAAGCTGTCATAAGTGGTTATGCTTCTGTCTTTGATAGATCATCTCAAGTTCTTGGTGGTGGTTTTGTTGAACAGATCAAAAGAGGTGCGTTCACTAAAACTCTTCAAGAAAGAGGAACGAAAACTTCCAGAGATGACATCAAAGCACTGTTCAATCACTCGACTGATCTTGTTCTAGGATCAAAGAGAGCTGGAACTTTAAGACTTGCAGAAGATTCAAAAGGACTTCATTATGAAGTTGATTTGGATCTTGACATCACACATCACAGATCAGCTTTCAAAATGATTGAAAGAGGTGATGTGACAAATTCATCTTTTGGATTTGATGTGATTGAAGAAAGATGGACAGTTCCAGACAATAGCAATGATCCAGTTATGCGAGAAGTGTTGGAGACCAGACTTTATGAAGTCAGTCCAACTCCATTCCCAGCATATCAAGATTCTTCTGTGATGGCAGAACGATCATTCAAAGGATTGTCTGAATTGAGTGGCTTAGATCTAAGAGATTTGATTGATGCCAATGAACAAGGATCTCTTAAAGAGTTATTGCAGAAAGAAGATGAAAAGATCTTCAATGCAGATGCTCGAAAGAGAAGACTTGATCTGCTCAAGAACAAAACTTTATAAATTAGATTTGATGGAGACTCGATGATGAATCAGTTTCCATTGTCCCAAAAAATAACCGACTCGGACAAGTCGATCAAACTTCACTTGTCCAATATTTATCAAGGAGATAATAAATGGCGAATCCAATAGTTAATAAACTATATGAGGAAAGAGCAAATCTCTGGGAGCAAATGAAAGAACTCAATGATCGTGAGATCAATGAGAAAAGAAATCTTGATGCTTCTGAAAAAGAACAATGGGATTCAATGAATGACAGAATGTCTGAAATTGATGCTCGTGTTCAAGAATTAGTTTCTGTCGAAGAAGCTAACAAGAAATCAGAAGAAGCAAGATCCTACTTTGAATCTTCAAAAGCTCCAGTCATCGAAAAGAGTGAAGTTGATACTGATGCTTCTATCTTGAGAAAGATGGCAACTGGTGAAGTTAGATCTCACAACTTTGAAAAGAGAGATTTAACCAAGTCAGCAGATGGTGGCTTAGTTCCTCAAGGTTTCTATGATCAAATCGTTGCAAAAATGGATGAGAATGCTGTCGTGAGACAGTTTGCAACTGTTGTCGGCACTGCTTCTGGTGAAGACATCAAATTCCCACAAATAACAGCTCTTAGTTCAGCAACATTAATTGCTGAGGGTGGAGCAATCAGTGAATCAGATCCAACATCTGCTTCTGTGACTCTCGGAGCATATAAATATGCTTATCTTGTTCAAGTATCTTCAGAGCTTCTTGCTGATGAGGGTGTGGACATCGAGGGATTCCTAGCTCAAGACTCTGGTCGTGCTTTAGGAAATGGAGCTGGAACTGACTTTGCTGTTGGAAATGGATCTTCAAAGCCAAATGGTGTGATCAATGCTTCTAGCACTGGTGTCACTTGTGCTTCTGCAACAGTTATCACAGCTGATGAAGTTATTGATCTTTATCACAGTGTGACTGCTCCATACAGAATCAATGGTGCTTGGTTAATGAAAGACTCTACTTTGAAAGAAGTTAGACAACTCAAAGATTCAAACAACCAATATTTGTGGCAACCATCATTGCAACAAGGAAATCCAGATATTCTTCTAGGATCTCCAGTAGCAACTGATCCAAACATTGATGCAATTGCAACAGCTAAGAAAGTTATGGCTTTCGGAGATATGAGCAAATACTACATCAGAGAAGTCAATGGCTTCCAAGTTGATAGATCAGTGGACTTTGCTTTTGCAAACGATTTAGTCACTTTCAGATTCATCTATCGTGCAGATGGTGATCTGTTGGACACAAATGCTGTCAAAATTATGGTTATGGCTTAAGCCAAATCATTCTTGGTCTTTGCTCTGGCAACAGAGCATTGACTGAGATCTCTCATAAGAATAAACCTCCACTGTTTTTCTTGTGCTGTCTAGGGAGATCTCAGTGAATTGATATAGGAGAAATATATGAAAATCAAAATGAAGATCAATATGTCTGGGCTATACAATGGCAAAGAAATTCCTCAGAAAGATGAGATCTGGGAAACTGATGACAACAATGCTATTGATCTAATCAATAAGGGCTGGGCAGAGCCAGTTAAATCTGCTCCAAAGAAGAAAGCTGATTCTCCAGCTGGAAAAGAGAAAAGTTAGTGCCAAGACACGATTCCAATTCATATTGGAATAAGAAGAAAAAATCAAAAGGATCTAAGAAGAAAAGATGATCGGATATTCAGTTGGAAAAGGAACTCAGCATCTCTATAAGGATTCACTTGGAAGAATCTATGTGAACTCTTATGTTGATGGAACTTTAACAGATGCCAGTGGATCAGTGACAATCACAGTCACAGATGAATCTGGTGCAACAATTATTGATGGACAAACAGCGACAAATGAATCGACTGGAGTTTATTATTATGATCTCGGAGTTTCCAACACAACTGATGTGAACAAACTTTATGCTCTCTGGTCTGGATCTTGGGAATCTGTCACTCAGAAGCTAAGAACAAATCACGAGATTCTTGGATTTCCTCTATTCACTGAAAAACAAGCCAGAGACTTTGATATTCAACAGCTTTCATCTGCAAGTGACTATTCAGATGCAATGATCTTAGAAGAAAGAGCAAAGATCACTGATCTATTAGAACAATGGACTGGAGTGTCTTGGACTCCAAGATATAACAGAAAGAAGATCAAAGGTGAGGGAGATCGAATGCTATCACTCCCCAACTTTCACATCAACAAATTGATCTCTGTTCAGATCTTAGGTGAGAACATTGCAA